TATGATGGAATACCAGTTGCTTCATCTGCAATCTGTCTAAACTTGTCAAACATTTGTAAATTTTCATAAGCTGTATTAGGAAATTTAACTCCATGTATAGCTTGTCCTGTTTGACCACTTTGTCTTCTAAATATTTTACCAGGAAATACTTTCATATCCTGACCTGGTACTAGCATTGTTTCATCAACGTCAAATACTAAATTACCAGCTAGTGCTAAATTATCAATAGCCATTCTTGCATGACCATTCATAACTAATTGTGAGTCTTCCATATTCTCAGGAATACCTACACCAAAAAATTGATAAGGATTTAATTCATATGGACATACTAAATATGGTATTCTATTTGGTGTAAATGGATTCTCTACCATTCTTAAAACTTTATTACCACATATCCATACATTAACAGATATTACTTCAGCTGTGCTTTCATATTCTAAACCACATTCATCTGCAGTTTTCTTATCTACAATACCCCAATATTCTAAAACTTCAAATCTATTTTTATATATTGTTTGTATATTTTCTCTATCATAAAGAGATGATTCAAAACCTCTTGTTTGATAATTAGGACCCATCTCTAAACACTCTTGCACTGCCTCAGCATTAAACATAGGTTTATCCATTAAATCTTGAAACTGTTGTTTATTATAAGAATGTCTTTGAATAACATAATCACAATCATTCATATTAGTTGCATTTGGATCTGGATAAAAATCCCAGCACGATACTGCCTCTATTGATGGTACAGTTTTAACTTTTTTAACTCTAATATTTATTTCATTACCCTCATCATCTTCTGCACTATCAAATGAATTATATTCTTTTAAATCTGTAAAAGGTCCTTTTAGTATTCCTGTACCTAATAATGCCATTTCAAAAAATACATGACGCATAATTGTAATAGCTCTACTTTCTTCTAATTGATCATGCAATAATTTTTGCATTGCTTCTGCAGCTTTTCTTGCAGGCTCTATTTGTGGTTCACCAGCTGGAGCAGGACCATCAGTAAATCCTAAATTAGAATATTCCTGTGCAACATTTTTCATTAGCTCATCAGCAGTTGCTCCTGGTGGCATCATTCTTCCATCACCATTAAAACCATATGGACTCATAGGTTCTTGTGGTTGAGGCTGTTGTTGCTGTTGTTTTAAATGTGCTCTTTCTGCAATATCTTCTGGTACAGAAGTTGGCATTACGCCTAATGGAAATTTACCTTGTGAAAATAAAACTTCTATAATTTGACCAAACGAAGCTAGTACTTTAGTCTTTGTTATTTTAACAAAAACTCTAGACCTTTCATTTTCACGAAAAGCCATTTCAGGTCCATATATTCCTCTATAGTTTCTATAAGCCTTTAACCATCTTTTCTCATCATATATTTTAGATGTTTCAGCTTGTTGAAATCTACTTCTTACAAAACCGACAAGAGGATTACCCTCAGCTTCATAGCCGCCATTTTTAGTTTTATCTTCTTCCATTTAGATTAGTAATCTCTTTCTTCAGCCATTCTAAAGATTGCTGGATCAACTTTGTTATTAGCTTTTTTAGCTTTACCTTCTACATCTGGTCCTAGTTTAGGTCCACTATATCCACCAGTAAATTCCATAGAATCATTTGGTCTTTTAGGTGTATCAGGTGCAAGTTCTCCCTCTTTATATCTTTTCATCATGTTGCTACTCTCCTCCATTTAATAAGTCTTTCTCTCCGTATTTTTTACCTTTTTTAAAAGTACTTTGTACTGAAGATATAACTTTTTTAACTTTTGTTTTATATTTATCCATAACCATGCCATGAGCTTCTTTTACTCCAGCAATAACCTCAGGGATAAAATTACTTTTTGGTCCTAATTTATTATCATCCATAATTAGTAATCCTTTTCATCTGCCATTTGAAATAAAGATGCCTGTACATGTTCTGATCCAGGTTTACTTGGCTCAGTTACATCATATTCAAATTCTTGATACTTTCTAGGTGCGTGTTTAGAAAAATCAATATTAGTATGTTCCCTGTTTGGGTTTTTCCCATCAGGCCCATCACTTAATTGACCTTGCTTAACTTTAGCCTTTGGATCAAATTTTTCTTGCATGTTGTCTCCTATATTTTAAGTTTCTTTATTGCTAAAACATTCTTGGTAGGTATGGTTGTATAACCACCGCCTTGTTTTATATCTCCATTATCTTCAAAACTAAAATCTGCCATTACAACTGTTGTTGTTGAATTTTCATTTATCAGCCATCCAACACTACAGCATATTGCTGTTTTAGATTTTTTGATATCAATTAGATCAGTCCAATTAGTTTCACCAATAATGTCTTCCCAATAAATCCTTACTAAGGGATAGGGGAAATCTTTTTTATTTATTTCTGGTATTTTTCTTTTTTTTGACACCTTTTAATTTTCCAGAATTTTCCATAGCATAGAAAACAGACTGGCCTTTTTTCTTGCCATACTGTTTTACCATTGCCTTTTTAATTTTTTTACCTTTTTTATTTAGTGGCATTAGTATCCAAATTTATTATCTACCATATGATAGCTATCTTGAACTGATGACAATCTAAATCTTGCTGCATATTTAGGATGTGTAGGTCTACTCATACATCCATATCTTAATGCATCGTATGCATGATCTTCTGCATTTGTATCAACATCTTCAGGATTCTTATCATCGGTAGGTAATGTTCCTAAAGTTCTAATTAAGTTTCTACAATTTTTAAAAATTCTTATACCTGGATTTTTATCTATTAATCTTAATCTTTTATGAATCTCTAACTTACCATTAATTCTACTTTTTGGAGATCTATCTGATGGTCTCCATCTACAACCATTCTGTATCATAGTCTCTGCAATACTAGGACCAACATCACCTCTCTTAGCCCATGTACTAACATCTAATACACCATAGTGTATGTACTCACCTTGTTCTAAAGTAAGTACTTGTCTAGCGAACTGATCCGCTGTAACCTTCTTGGTATACAATTCTCTATAGATCCAGAGATTGTTATCATAATCCACAGCAAACCAAAGCACACAAGCAGGAGAAGAATAACCCCAATCAGCAGCACGGAATTTATACCAACTCCTAGGTATTTCAAAAGGTTCGACCACGTGAGTTGTTTTACTAAATTCTGGAAAAGCTGAATCTTCATATGCATCCCAATCTCCATCTAAAAATTGTTTTCGTTGTACTTCAGGTAATGATGCAAGCATGATATAATAATCATCAGTTTGCATTAGATAGGGATTGTCTTGTAACTTAGCAGGAATAAACCTACGAGTAATATATTTTTTACCGTTAGGTGTATCTATCCCTACATCAAAAGCACTATTGGGTTCTGCTGGTTCTACAAACATTTCTCTTACCCATTGTGAACCAATGTTACCTGGATTACCCGTTGCTCTTAAGTATACTGGTATTTCAGGATCTACACTTCTAAGTGATGATCTTAAAAAGTTATATATATCTGGCGAAGGATATTGTGGAAGTTCGTCTATTCCTATCCATGTGTATGATTGACCTTGGTATCTTAAAACATCCGTCATGTTTTCTGCGTAACCAAACTCTATCTTTGCCCCTGATGGGAATCGCCACTCTTTTTCTTGCTCTCTCCATTTTGCTCCAGGAAATGCTTTCGAGTATAATAGCTGAGACTTTTGAATTAAGTCTCTTAACTCTGGCATTGTCCTTCTAATTAGGAGTGCTCGGTGTTGAGCTTTGGAACAGTATCGAAGCGGATCTACTAGCATCGCATATGACTTACCACCGCCTCTTGCTCCACCATAAAAAACTTCTCTTTCAGAAGCTGCAAGGAATTGTGTCTGTGGACCTGAGTTAGGTTTAAAGATCACCTCTTGCTGATTTATGTGCTCTTGTATATTTTTAGGAGCACTCTCGATTTGATCTTCCGTAAGTAGTTTAGTTTCTTTACCTTGTAAAGATTTATCTATGGTTAACAGTTTTGTTTTAATATTTTCTGCTGACCGTTTGGCAGATCTTAGAGATTGTTCTGCCTTTGCAACTTTCTTACGACTGCGAGCTAGAATCTGTTGTGTTGACTTCTTGGCTTTCTTTTGAATTATCTTCTTGGGTTTCGGAGGTTGTATTTCTTGCAAGTCTTTTTTTAAGTCCGACATGTGATATGTATCTTCCTGTTTTTCTATGTAGCCAAGATGCTGTCTCTCTTAGTGAGCAAGTTTTTGAATATTCTCTTGCTTGACCCAGAGCATCTAATTCTTCTTTGATGGGTTCTAAATAATTTGGATCACTAGATTGTTTAAAACCAAATGGTATAGTTCTAGCTCTCTTTTTTATCTTTATCGGTTCCATCTTTTGCTGGTAATATAAATATACCGTGCAGAGCTTTCATGCTAATATCTAATTGATCCTTTTTAACAATACCTACTCTGTCTAATATTGAGTTAGCGGCTGCTAGACGAATACTTGCCTGTGGAGTAGTGCCGTCTTCATCTAGTAAGGCGATTAACCTATTAGCCGCTTGTGCAGAGTGCGTTGATAAATGAGTCTCCGCTAATTCTGTAATCTCTTTTTTCAAATTCCTAATTACTTTAGGATAAGAATGGGAGGAATATCCTGCCAATCTTGCTGCTTCTCTTGGATTTCCCTTCGCTTCTGCGAACAATACGTCTAGAAACTTTTCTTGCATATCTGTTAAGTTTCTCTTTTGAGTTTTTGTTATAGAAGAATCCATGTTTTGCATTTATTAATTCCATTATCTCACCAAATGGGAGATCTTTTACTAGTTTTTTGTTAAGTTCTGTCATTTTATATGTTTTATTTGTGATGACCCTGTTTGTGTGTTAACTGTGTGTGTCTGTGTGTCCCTTAAATAAAACATATAAATACATTATAGTGCTTATATGCAATTTTGTCAAGGATTATTTTTAAAAAATTACATCTGCGACATTATTGTAGTAGACAAAATTGAAATAGGGGTGTATAATGTTCATAGGAACCCCAGGGGGGCCTTTACACCTATCCTATTCTTATTTTTAGAAGTACCCCCTAGGGTATTCCTAGGGATATTGTCGGAATATTAGGCCCTGAAATATGGCCCAGAGTTGGTTAACAAGGACTTTGGAGATTTTCTGGTAATGGTATATATATGGTATATACATACCCCCTTGCCCCCTGCGTATACCCCCTGCAAAATTTAGTTTTATTTTACAGAATAGCAAGAGCAACCCTAAAATCTAGCTGGGGTATTCCCTAAAATTAATTTAAGTTTTTTTTGGTTACCACTTGGGGGGAGATTGGGGGGCTTGGAATTTTGTATCCCTAAAGCAATCTGTAAATCACTTAATTAATTTTTATTGCACCCAAAAAAAAACCCCCGATATCACTCGGGGGCTTTCCTTAAAATCTAGCTTAGAGGGTTAAGCTGATTTTTCTGTTATTTCATCAGCTAAATTTATTTCAAATTTGCTGAAAGTATTTCTAATTAATTGAACATCTATTAAGCCGAATGATGAAATTGTTCCTACATCATCATCACTTATTTTCTCTAATAGTTTTTCAGGTTTTTTGCTCTCACAAATATTCTGCAAGTTTTCTAAAATGCTTAATGCCTCTTTTAAAGTTTTAGAAATATTCACAGAGTTTTTTGCATTTGGTCTTTTAGTAGTTGGATATTCTGCCGACCATATTTTATTAATGGTACTAGGCACAATTTCAACTAATTCTTCAGAGTTGTTTTTAACTTTTTTCTTACCACCCTTCTGACCTTTTTTAGATTGTTCAATAAATGGTGTTGCCACTTTATCCATTACTAAAATTTCATTGTCTTTAGTAATATCGAATTGTTGT